CTTTGCTGTGTTTCTACTGACAACTATTAGCAAGTCCTATTAACTATCAGATCGACTAATGATGATCGCTTTTGATTGCTTTTGATCGTTTGTGATCGTTTTGATGACGCCTTGAAGCGAATAAAAAATACAAATCAACGCATCAACTTATCATGATATAATGATATGAACTGACGCAATTCGACTAGCTGATCTTGCGATTTGCGAACGATAGGCTAACAATAGCTAAACATGTACAATCTTACTAGAAACTATTTACTTTCTAAAAAAGAGTAGACATAACCCCCGTTGTATGAGTAATAAAGAAATCTTAAACTACTGGTAATCATTGACTTAAGTTTACTATTAGCACAATTTACCTATCTATTAATAAAAGCTTATCAAAATGAGCCCCGCTGTAATAAAAATCTAGGGGCGGCTCGGGGGGTAAAAACGACCGCGTATATAGCGTAAGCCGTTCAGATTTTTCTGCCAAATTTTCGTCTGCAGTTCGACAACGCTTCGCTTTGCATCTTATAAAAGGCAGCTATATATGTTTCAGAAAGAGGGGCTGATAAAGTCGTCTAAGTCGTCGTCTTCGTCTAGGTCTTCCGGGCTAAAAATGATCTCAGCGTCTGTTAAAACGGTCAGTTTAGCGAACTCTAACACGCCTACGATTGTCTGATCATTGAGGTCATACTCTTGTTGATACCGTCGTATGAGGTTATCTAAATCAAACATAAGAGCGTCAGTCTGGTCGTTGTTCGTCATCGCTTCGCTCTTCCTCCCAGCGTATTAAGAATACTTTTGTTGTTATCCATAATACTTTACACTATATAACAAATACGTTAGGTAGTAAAGACTGTTGCTTTAATTTAGGTGTGTCATTTTGTACCGTATTTTTATTCATTCATTAACAACGACTTATAACTCTAGTCTTGACACTCGACCTGTAACGGTTGTAACTTGGTATTATAGCCCCTCACGGCTTGAGTGAGAGTGCAGCTATAACGTTTCGTCTAACAGAAACTATCTATCGTTAGTAGCTCTTCATCAAAACAACAACAACAACGGACACTTTAAAACGTCGTCGTTATAATCAGTTGTTTAAAAAAGCTCCTGAAAGACTTCACACGCTTTTTACATCTATAACGTTTCGTTATTATCGTCGTCTTCTTTCTAACGTCTTTAAGGATAGGTGTGTTTACACGTAAACCTTGTATTTTTAAAGTCTAACTTTAGAATTACTATATAGAACGATAACGTCTATAACTAACATATAACTGTATTTAAACTAACTACTTCATCACAGTTATAACAGAAGTTAATTACAGTAAGTAAGAGTTTGTTATCTTAAGTAACAACGTTACGTCCAAAGGATCGCTTTATCACGTTTACGTTTATAGAAGCTATCAGTAAACTTTGTTAACTCTTCTTGTAGTAGTTCTTGTTTTCTATCGTACATATTCTTGTTAACATCAGCAGCCATCTGTTCTACCCAATAAGCAACAGCAATAGCTAACGCATCCAAACGGTCATCATGAGCCAGACTACCCCGTTCTCTTGTTATCCGTGATAGTTGATAGAATAACATATACCTAGCTTGAGACTCTATAGGATAAGTTAACGCAGACTGGTAGTCGTTAGAGATAACCTTAGGATCAACAATAAGACGATGACTGTTAAGTACAGGTTCTAATGTATCAACAATCCTAAGTTCTTTTTGTTTACTACTACGTACTTCTTCTATGGTTACAGGATATTCATTACGAAACAACGGTTTAATCAGTTCCATAAACATACCGTCACCAAAGTTAGACTCTATAACGATCTTGTTAACTTTGTTGTTTTTAGCAATAGACACGAGACGTTTTAACGTCACCTCGTCGTACCCTCCTTTAATACCACCAGCATCAGGTACAAACAACTGACTGTTAAGCATCTTTACCACAGCATACGCCGTTTCGTCTTTACCCCGTCCAGAAGGATCAATAGACATGACAGACCCTGTGTACGGTATTAGTTCTCCTACAAGGCTGCTAGGACGTTTGTAGCGGTCTCCTGCCAGTCCTACATTAGGTAGTGTTCTATCTGCTTTCTCAGGGTCTGACGACCACACGATCTTTTCAGGGGCGGTATCAACATCAACGTCGTGAATGATAAGGTCGTTAATCTTTAATGGGTAACGGTCACGGTCACTCAGCTTAGGGTTTAACATGAACTGCAACGCAAACCCGGTACGACCGTACGACAGCTGACGTTCCTCAAGGTCCATATCACTGAATCGTAAGGGTTCTGTAGAAGTACCCGTGGTCTCAGGAGTTATGTTATCCCGTATAAAGGGTGCAAGGGCTGTACCGTAGTTGTTATCAGCGTCTTCCTCCTTTGGGTATTGTGCGGGCCATACACGCTGCTCATAGCCCCTCTCTGCAAGTTTAGTGTACAGGCTGTCCTCGCATTGGGGTGTACCAAGAAATACAATCCTAGAGCTTTCTAGGGGCTTTATAATAGAATCAAACTCTTTGACGGCTTCGTCCAGTTTATCACGTAGTCCTTGTGTTTGAGAGTTAGACGGTACTTCTACGTCGTCAGCTACGATTATATCAGCACGGGAACCAGTCAGCTGGGATGTTACTCCTAACGACTTAACGGAGGGTGCGTGAGAAGCAGGAGCACCGCTAACGTCAAAAGCTATCTTACTGAATCGTTGGTTCTCTGATGGTTGTAGATGTTGTAGACATGGGATGTCCTGTATCAGACGTAATGTAAAAGTGGAGAAGTCATCTGATCTATTCTTACTGGCAGACACAACAAGTATGTTTTTTGTTTGGTCAAGTAGTAGTTGATGAACAACAAATGCTGAGGTTATCCAGCTCTTACCACACCCACGAAATGCTTGAATAACGGAACGACGAGGTCCATTTTGCAAGTATAAAGCCATGTCGTACTGTAACGGAGTAGGGTCAGGCAGGTTAAGGTGTCGCCAAACAAGACACAGAAAGTTTCTAAAGTCTCGTAGTTGTGGTGGTATCTCTTGGTGTTTCTTCATCAGTTAACAATAAAAAGGAGCCGACGTTATGTTGCCGACTCCTTTGAAGTATAAGGGAATGTAGTAAGAAGTTAAAGTTGTTTCTCGATGGGTATATCGTCTTGTTGTTCTTGAGGGAACGGTAACGCTTTGAACTCATTAGCTAAATCGTTAACAGGAGTACCACTACGATTATCTACCGTGATGTTGTTATCCTTTAACCATTTACCGACAGCGTTCATAAGAGCCGGGTTGTATTCCTCCATAGCTTTCATGTAACCTACTGCACCTTTGCACAGATCAGTATAACTGTCTGCAAGTTTAGCTCCTTCTACGTAATCCTTCATAAGTATTATTTGTTGTCTCTCGGCATCTCAGAGTGGTCACCACGTCCGTTCATATTGTTAAGGATTCGTGTTACCCACATCTGTAAAAGAGCGGAGGAGCTGAGACCGAGCGTATTAGCGATCCCAGCTACCTCCTTCTTTTGTGAGCTTGTGAGACGAAAAGTTAGAGATGCAGTATCTCTTTTTTTACCTTTCGCACTCATTAAGCAAACTCAAGTGTTAGGCCATTGCAGCTGTAAAGTCAGCCAATGATCCAAGATTGTTACCGTCTCCAAGAACAACGTCGTTAGCTTTAACGTCGATCAAGGAAGCACTGCTGTCGTCTCCACTGATGTCAGTAGAAGTAGCACCAGCTGAAGTTTTGTAGAAAGCGAACTTATCTTCACCTTCGTCGTAAACAGCAGCGATGTTACCGTCGTCAGAAGAACCACGCTCAATGATAAACCCAGCGTCGTTACCGTTGTTAGCACTTGAACCAGCTCCGTCATTGAGAAGCATGATAGCGTCTTTAACTTGGGAGTTGGTTGTTTCAAGCGAGGTAGTTGTACCTTGAACAGTTAAGTTACCGCTAAGTACAAGGTTAGTTCCGCTTACGTCTCCAGTGAAGGAAGCACCACTAAGATTAGCTTTTGTGCTATCAAGATTGGAAACAGCAGCTGCACGAGTAGAAGCCTCAGCGTCAATGTTCGACTGAAGAGTCGTGTCAGCAGATGCTCTAGCAGTAGCTTCACCACTAACAGCAGCGATACGAGCAGTTTCTTCAGCGTCGATATTGGACTGTAAAGTCGTATCAGCGGAAGTTCTGGCTGTTTCTTCGTCGTCAATGTTTGTTTGAAGCGTGGAGTCAGCGGCTTGACGGGCAGTCTCTTCAGCATCAATGTTGCTTTGGAGAGTTGTGTCAGCACTGGCTCTTGTGGAAGCTTCACTGTCGATGTTCGACTGAAGAGTAGTGTCGGCAGATGCA